CTGATAGCTTGGGAATGTCTTGGTAGTAGATCAGTTCCATTGTGTATGTCTGATCTGGCGTTGGGAATAGCTCAAATGTCTCGCCAATATGCGCATAGAACTGTGGGCGACCTTGCGTGTTCTGGTTGCTTTCACGCCGCGTCATCATGTCGTTAAGCGTGGTCATTTCCAACTTAAACGTGTCACCCGTTGTAATGCTGAAGCGTACTGTCTCCAACCAATCGGCAGGCACTGCGCTGTATTGGCTATCCAATTCGCCTGATGACCGTTCAATCATCTTGTAGTGGCGTATCTCACGTTCCATTTGCTTTTCCGCAATGGTGATGAAATCAGGTATGACTGACGTTAAATCATCCCGATCTAGCCAGTTTGCTATTGCTGTTTTTAGCTCTGAGTATGTTGTTATAGCCATTATAAGCCTCCGTAACCCATCAGACCGCCAAGGCGCTCATTGCGTTTTTCTTTCTGCTCTTGCAGGTAATCAAATACACCCATTAGTGGCATTGCGCCAAGTGCTGCGAAGGTGGGCAAGCCTTTTTTAATGACATTTTGCCGAAACTCTGGAGTAATGCGCAGGCCGTAGGCGGGGAACTCTCCTTCTCTGCGCATGGGACTTTCTAATCCTATTTCTTGTATACGCGCATTTTTGTCTACTTTGCGCACAATGTTACGCAACCTGTTTTGAACATCACGATTGTAAAAGTCTATCGTGCCATCTTTTGGGTAATCGGTGCCACCAACTTTACCAATTGCTTGCTCATCTTTTGGAAATGCTAAGAAATCTACGTTTTCGTCATTTACCGCATCAATGATGCTGCGCCGTATAGCGTCATCTACCCAGCGATTTTGTGAGGCCATCATTGGGCCGCTTTTACTTAAACTGTGCGCTTGCACACCATGTTTTTTTTCAAAAACGTCATCTAACCGCGTTTCTTCTGTGAAGACCGCTTCTTGCGCGGCTCTGTTGTTGGCTGCTGCTTCTTGCACATTATCGTATGCGCTCTTTACTTTTGCTCTAACGTCATCTGGCAATTTTAAAGATGAAAATAGTTTCTCGTTATTTATGACCACCATGCGATCATCGTCATCAGCGCGTACTTTATCTAAATTATAGTCTTGATATATTTGAGCAAGTTCTGCGTCTGTTGCGTTGGCCCAATCAATAACTAAATCATCCATTGGCGGCATGTCATTACTACCAAACAAAGGAAAAGGCTCTGTGCCATTTGGCCCTTTTGCAAGCGCACTTCTTCTATGGCTGCCGATTGCTCTATTTAACCTATTTACTTTAGCTGCCATTTCAAAGTAGGAGCCATCCCCTTCAATGTCTTGCAATAATATTTCTGACATTGCGCGATTGAAGTCACGATTTGCATCTTGCAGCTCTTGTCTTGCTGTCTCTCTATTGTTTTTAAGAAACAGTAAGTCTTGTCTGTTGCGCGTTAAATCTACACCTTGATCGTAAGTCATTGGTGTTTTGTCACGCGATCTTGCGTTTTGTTGCGCATCCGATTGTATTTCCGCAACATACCGCGCGTTAAAGGGCCGACCACCAACAGTGTTAGTCGTCTGATAGTCACCAACTCGCGTATGATATTGCGTCTGCGGGTCATACTGACCAAAGTGACTTGCGCCTGCTATATAGTCATCATGAAACTGCAATGTCGGGTCAGAATAGGTATAAAAGTTTTCATCGTAACTTCTAAAGCCCGCTGGCATGTACTGCGTGTAGCGCGTGTCGCCCTCGTCTATCACACCCTCAACGCCAAAGTCTTCTGGATCGTCATAGAACTCCAAGCCTGTCATATCCTCAAAGTCTGACGTTTCGTAATTATATCTGTATTGGTAGTTATCGTATAAGCCCTCACGCACCATTTCCTCTAAAGCGTCCTCTCCATATACCGCCACTACAGCCTCGTATGGATCGTCTGTCAGAAGCACGCTATCTTCGCCAGTTTCCACGATGTATTCTGCGCTCATTAAATCATCAACATCTTCACCAGTTGCTTCCGCTAGTGCTTGCGCTTGTTCTTCATCTAAGTCTGGGCCGTAGGCGACATCATCCCTAGTGTAGGTTAAGTCTGCCGATAAATTATCTACAAGATAATTAGTTTCTTCACTAACTAATGGTTGATCAGCCATTACGTTGTTTTCAAACCATTCGTCAAAATCAAAATCTGACCGCGCTACAGCACCCGCTGGAATTTGTGGCGCGTCAGGATTTACAGTTGCGCTCACTGTTTCCTGATCCAATCGGGGATCATACTTACGCAAATAGCTAATTAAATCCTCTTTGGTGACTTTTTTGCCAGCAAAGGTGCGATCCATGCCAGACCATTCAAGTTCTGCTTCTTTACCGCCACCTTTTAGCAACATACCGCGCATTTGCTCATATGTGCCTTTGTTTTGCTTTAAGTTCTCTGCTGCGCGTAAAGATGGGCTATATAGTTCTGCACGGGCAGGCACGACATCTAACGGTGGCCCACCATTGTCGCCAATACCAGCAGCACCAACAGACTGAGGTGTACCGCCACGTTGAAACGCTTCTAACACCCCGCGCGGATCGCCCTCTGCCACAGAACGTGCAGCATAAGTAGCATCTGAAATCAGACCACGCGCATTCTCTGCCGCGTTATCAACAGACATACCAAAGGTTTCTGCCAGACCAGCAGGCGCAGCCAAGTAACCCATGCGCACCAGTGCAGCAGGCGCAAGCGTCATTGCCATCTCTAAACCCATATCTACAGCCGCACGTTTACGCGCTTCTGCTGTTTGCTGTGGATCAAAGACAACTGAGGCATCTTGCATTGCGCTGCCAATTGCAGCAACTGGGTTTGCTTCTGCTATGAACTCTGTAGCTGGACGCAAGTTAGGCGGCACAAACCGTTCAAGGTTCAAGCTATCAACATAGTTATCCAACATCTTGCGGCGCTCTTGACCGCCCATGCTTAGAAAATCAATGAGGTTCATTTGCCACGGTTCCTCAGATAATCAACCAAACTCATCAGTGCGCTTGCTCTGCGTACTGGGTTCATTGTCACGCCTTGCATTGCAGCACCGCCCAGTGATTTCATCATCTGACCATAATCACCTCTGCTGTACGCCATATCTGCATCCATCAAGTCTTCTTGCGCATTTTCATATGCTGCTGATGGGCTGTTCATGTAACGCATACGACCCATGCCAACCCCAGCGCGTGGGCCATAACTAGCCATTGTATCGCCATAGATTGGACGCGCCGATAGACGTGCGTTTTCTATTTCATCAATCGCTCTTTGGATTGTAGCATCGCTATACTTGTAACCCTCTGGGCCATCCTCTCGCAGCGCATAAGCGTTTTCTGCGTCATCTGTTAGCTGCACATAGCGTCTGCGTAATTCCAGCGTATCCATTACCACTTAACCTTGTTAGCCCAGTATGCCGCGCTCATCTTACCCTTGGCGATATTCTTGGCATGTCTTGCTTTGAATGATTTGGCGCGTTTAGTCATCGTCTTATCGCCTGTCTTACCCTGCTGACCAAAGCGGATCGTCTTAACCTTGTCACCTTCCTTTGCCACAACAACGTGTGATTTAGTCTTGTGATTAGGTGTACGCTTGGGCTTGTTGTAGCCCTTTACGCCTGCTCTGGCTAATCTGGGGTCTTTCTTTGACACTACATATTACCTTGTACTTGCTGGAAAAAACGCATGTAGTCTTGTGGACTGTTTTGCTTCAACATCGCTGCAAACCCTTGACCATACTGCGCGTCAATCGCCTGATCTGCATAAGTCTGACGTTGACCCAAGTCTTCCCCTGACAACGCAGCACCAAGATTAGCTAAAGCACTATACGCACCACCACCTTGATACAATCCACCTGATGCATAGCGACCACCGCCATCCGTCATGTCTGCACGATCACGATAGCCAAACATGCGAGGCAGAATGTTGTTACCACCAGCATTGCCACCTTGATTGTTGCCGCCACCCATAAACGATAACAGACCACCCCTTTGAGGTAGCCCACGATCTAGCATCTTGTTGTAGTAATTCATTCCTGAATTGCCACCTCGGTTGTCTTGTATCGTTTGCGCTGTTCTCCGATAGTAGCTCTCATCACGATCTTTCAGGCCAAGACCCATTGCAAGATCATTCAGCAAACCACCAGACTTCTTGTTTTTATCTTTGTCTTTGTTAGGCATAATTTAACCCTTTGCTAAACACTTGCCAGCCATTGCGCATTTACTTGGAGTTGGGCAACCTTTGCACGGAGTAAACTTGGCTGATGAACCATATTTTCCTGTTCTCATTTCTTTTTCGCTTTCTTTGCTGTCTTTGCGGCTGCTTTGAATGCCGCCGCTGTTGGCGCACCTTTAGACCCAGCCTTGCGCATCTTCTCGCCAGAACCAGCTTTGATCCGCTTCCGTTTAGCGTGAATGTTGGAATACAAACCTTTTTTTGGCATGGGCAACTCCTACGTTAGCTGCACCTTACCACACTAGGCTATGCCGCGCAAATTCCTTCTGATTGGCTCACCCCAATCGCTTTCCCTGCGATAACCTACCGCAAGATACCTGAAAGCATCAGCGCCGTGCGATGTCCAATCGTGTAGCGGTCTTCCCCGCCAAGTCTTCAGCTTTTCATCAAAGTCTCTGCGATATTGCCTTAGAGCCTCTATGCCTCTGGTACAGTTATCAGCATCAAACCAACACTTGGGGATCATGGTACGCGCAGCCTGTATGCCATCCTCTACTGCTAGTTTCGGCGCAATCTCAATGTTCCGTATGCCCAGCGCGTCAAGCGTTTCCAGCCTGCTTTTCCCTGTTCCCAGTTCCTTGACCTGGACATCATGCGGCAGAATGTGTTGCTCATATTGATATTCTTTGTCCAAGAGAACTTTTGCATAGTGATCTAATCCTACTCCGCTGTTTTCGTAATAGTCTACAATCCTGATTTCTTGGCCTACGAACTGAGCAAACCATATTGCTGTGCTGTCGCCTATTCCTAAGTCCCATGCAGTGATGACAGATGCCGCACGATCATACGGCACACGGGTAATGCGCCCATCCTCTGTGGCCTCTTTCATTTCCTTTGCGTAAAAAGCCCCTTGGATTGCCGCTTCAAAGCTGCACTCAAATTCTTGCTCGTAGCGGTCATCGCCCATTGTACGTCTTGCTTCATCAAGTTCCTCTTGATCCAATATTGACGTATCTGATGCTTTGAGCATTGCGGTGAACCAATTAGGATCGTCTTGCGCTTCATGCCACAGTTCCCAAAACTCGTTCTTTCCTTTAGGCGTTGAGATAAAGGTAGCAGAACCGCGTCTGTCTGCCAATGCGGGACGGATAACATTTGACCAAGCTGACGCAGGGAAATCTGCCATCT